CCATTGTCATCTCTAAGTAATCTTGATAACGTAGACGTGTTTCTGATTCAGCTTTTAGATACCATAGATATCCAGAAGTTCCGTCTTCAGTAGCAACTTCAACCCATCCAATCTGAGCAGTGTCAGAACCATTAATACCATAATGATCTTTAATGATAATAGGTGAATTATTAAACTGAGTAAACTCAGGATCTACTGAACCTTCCATTCCAGAAGTTCCTTTTCCAAATTCAGAACCAAATACAAATACTTTTAAAGCATCTGCACCGACGAGAGCAGCTGACCATGTTGCTGACCCAAACGGGTGAGCTTCAACGGTAGTACCTGTGGTTGCACTTACAAAAGCTTTTTGCTCAGTACCTGTGTCAGGATCAAGAACAACAATCAATGCATTCTTACGAATCGCATGATGTTTTCCAGCACCTCCAACGATACTAGATCCTCCGGCAGCGTTGTCTCCAATAGTTACAGTAGCGTCATCGGCGGCTGCAATTGTACATGCGTTATACGAAATGTGTAAACGATTTTGCTCAGACCAAATTACTTGATCAGAACTCATCGGCATCTCAGCACCTACCATTTGAAGAAATCCAGAAAGCGTACGGTTTCCGTATCGCTCTACTTCAGCTTCATAAATTTCAGGTAGATATTGTTGAGAAAAGTCATTACCAGCACCACTTGTAAAATCAAGATAGTTTGAAGTGCCGGTTTGTTTTGCGGCCGTTGGGATCAACGAGCCGTACAAAGGTGATAATGCCATTTTTTATAAATTTTAAGTTTTAACGTTTTGTTTTAATTTTAAGTCTTGAAGAATCTGCACCGCTAACAGATTTGACCCTATAGCCATTAACAAACACATCGCCGCTTTGCGTTGATCGTGGCTCATTGCTAATATTTTTTGATTTAGCTGTTAAATCACGAACTGCGTCAGCACGACCCTGTTCATAAAAATGGTTTATAATACGGTCAGGATTGTTAGCTACGTATAAAGCTTTATGATATCCACTTAAATCTGACACTTCACCTTTGTCATTCAAGAACTTCTTGATAAAGTTACTTATATCTGATTGTTGATTTGCGACTGAAGAATTATCTTTTAGTCCGTACCTAAATTGTTTTTCACCGAGTTTAAAATCAAAACCTTTGAAATCGTCGTTGAAATAATTTTTTGTACGCCCTTGAAAATTATCAGTTCGCTGCTTTATAGTTTGCTGCTCTTCATTGTATCGATTGAAAAAGTCAACTGCTTCTTTTTGTTGCTGAGTTACGCCGGGTCTCAACTTGATTTCGTCGTAATATTTATCTTTCAGCCCTTCTAAAAAACCTTTGGCTTTTGCAACTTCTTCTTTATACGCAATTTTTTTCTTACGTATATCTTTCTGATCATCTATGTCTTCATCCCATGTAAAATCCTCTAAAAGTATATTTACATCTTCTGAATCAAGATGAGGTTTGCTTTGGCGATAGTATTCTCGCAAAAGTGTATTGTTATCTACATTAGAATAATCCGCATTTAATCTTACGTAGTCTTCTAGCGTTCCACCAGTCTCACCCATAAAGTCTACAACTTTTTGAATGTTTTCCGGTAGTGGTTCAGCGGTGTCTTGTGACCCCTGCACTGCATCCTCAACTTGCTCTTGCAGAGTTTCAGTTTGCTTTTGAACCTCTTCTTCTGTTACTTCTTGTATTACAGGTGTATCTTCTACCGTTTCTTCGGACTGCCGTACTTCTTCAACCACTTCTTCGCTACTTTGCGAGTTTCCGGATTCTTCGATAGGAGCATTGCCCTCATCTGCTGTACTGACTTGAACGGCATCTTCTTGTTCTGTTTTTTCGGTAAGATCTACCTTAATGGTATCACCTGTTTCTTGAGTTTCTTCCGGCTTTTGAGACAAATCTACTTTAATAGTTTCAGGTGTTTCAGAAAGCTTTTTCATTTTTCGAGGTTTAACTTTAAACGCCCCCTCTTGCTTGACTGTTTCTGTCATGATAAAATATTATAAAATTAATAAAAATTACTTAGGGTCAAATTGGCCTAAGTCAAACCCACCTAACACATCAAATCCAGCGGATTCAAAGTTTTTTGGTAGTGTATCGTTTTTACGCTGATCAATCAATTCTGACTGCTGCGAAGCTTGTATTTTTGTTCTTTCGTCCTTGCGGTCTTCTTTGTAAGATTCTTTGTTTTTTAAGGCTTCTGCTTGCGTTTGCGCTAATTGTTTATTAAAATTAAATTCTAATTCCATTAAACGCATTTTAATTTCCGCTTCCCGCTCTAGCCTTTGTATTTCAAATTGCGACTTGCCTTGCTCCAACTGTAGCTTACTTTCCGTAAGAGCTTGCTGCTTCTGTAATTCCGCTAAGGCTGCCTTTTCTGCTGTTTCAGCATTTGCCTGCGCTTGTGCTTGTATATTAGCTTGACTTGCTTGTTGATCTTGCTGTTGCTTTTGACGTCTTTTAAGTCTTAAATACTTATTAGCTAAATCAATATTTTTAATGTTTTGTATTTCTATAACGTCATCTAAGTATATTGAGCCGGCTTGTAATGAAGCTTGTATATTTTGTTGAAGACGAGCTTTTTCTTCTTCGTCAGGTTCAAGTTCTAAATATATACCAAAATCATGCAAATGTAAATCTGAAACTTCTTTTAGTGTTTCAACATTAAATTGATTTATACTTTCTAACAGTGTTTCTTCTGTTAAAGCAAATTCAAATATGTCTTTAGCCTTTAAAGAAATGTTTTCACACAATCTAAGCGTAATAAAAGAAGCTGATTGTAATATATGCCTTGTAGCTGTGTTACTATTCGCTGCTGCAAGCTTTTGCAACCCAACTAACGCATTCTTATCCGGCGTGCTTCCGTCGCGTGCTTCGTTTAATCCTGTTACGTCTCTTATCATCTGTAAATAATATTGATACGTACTAATAAGCGAAGCAATTTTGCCTTGTCCAGATGATGTTTGTAACTCTTGAATAGGCACTTTCCCAGGGTTCATATCACCATCTTGTGTAAATGATCGTCCTACTATGCTACCAGTTTGGAAGTACATGTTCAATGCCTCCGCTGGATTATAGTTTGTGCCATTACCTAAATCTACTTCAGCTAACCCGTCAACATCAACGTAAACGCCATCTGGCACCATACGCGACATTACTTGCTGTAATTTTAAATGCGTAAGCTGGATCATATCTGCGAAGCCAGTAACACGACTAACCAACGATTCGATCTTGCCTTTATACATTCTAGGTGCTACTATACTATAATTCATCTCAACTTTAGGAGAATCAGCATATGGCCTTGTCATGTTTTCGGCTAGCTTCCATGAAAGCATTTTTTCATGACCGAGCACTTTAGCTCCTGTATATAACACTTCAATAACTCTTTCTACTCTTTCGAAATTATCGCTGGGCGGCGGTGAAAATACGTCAGTTTTTTCTAATGCTTTTTCTAAGCCGAACTCTGTTCTTTTAATTTTGAACACCTGCTTTTCAAAAGTTTTGTATTCAAAAAACATAACACTTATTGTATTGTTATCGTTTTGCCCATAATAATTTCTTATATAATCATTATTACCTGGGTACTTTTGTATTTCTTGAATATCCTGTGGCGAAAGATATGGAAATAACTTTGCAATCTCGCTTAATGAAATTTGTTTTACTTCGCCTATATAATATAAATCATCAAAGTTAGGGTCTTCAGTATAAGAGTAGACTAAGTTTGCAGGGTCAACATATTTTACTTGCAGCCCATTTGATTTATTGTATTCTGTTTTAGCGCCTCCTATGCCACATATAACCAAGTCTTGTATAATTCTTTTACGAATTTCGTCGTATTTATTTTTATCTAAACAATTATTTATAAGTTGCTCGGTTGCTAATTCAACAGACTCCTTATAATCCATCTGCATATGCAGCTCAAACTCTTCTTTGTTTTTTGGTAATGATTGTGGATTGTCTGTAGAAAAGAAATTTCTGCCTGTTTGCTCTGTTAATGCCATAAGCTGTTGATATTTTTTCATATCCAACATTATGCCTCTAGCGTAATCAGTTTTTTTCTTTTGAGCAACAGGATCTTGAGCACTTGCTTTTATTTCATAATTGCGCTGTGACATACCGTTAACTACAATATCTACAAATTTAGGAATAATAGGTATAGGCTTCCAATCTAAATTTAAATAAGATAAATCACCATTAATAGATAATTCATCTTTATACTTTTGAATAGACTGTTCGCCTCTAGCGTATAATCTTCTCCTATGATACTCCTGAAAATTAGAAGTGAAGCGATCTCCACCACGGTTATTTCTAAACCACTCGTTTTCAATAGCTCTCGCTACCTGCAAACCATAATCCAATGACTGCTTTTCCTCATTAGGTACCACCTGATCGGGAAACGAGCTGTTGTAATTAGTATTAACCATTTATTATATTATTTTTGAACTATATCCTTTATTGTTATATTTTTTAAAACTTAGTGGCACAGACTTAATTGCTTTTTCAGCAGATGGTCTATACCTGTTTTTATTGCAAGCCATAATAGCTAACCCGGAACTAATTGTTGCGTCAAATTTTGTTCTATTGTTTATATTAAACCCAGCCCAGTCTTCTAGTGTTTTTTGAAAATAGGTATCACCATATACACCTTCGGCAACTTGGCCAACATAATTTTCTATATAACTTTCTATTGCTGCAGCGTGCGCTTGCTTAATATCTTCAGACGAGTTTGGTATACCGCCTATATCTTTTTCTGTAACAGAAAGCTTATTCCAAAGCTTATCTGGTCGGTTCATTGAGAACCCTCTATAGCCTCTTCTTTTTAAATAATATAATAGTCGAGGTTTATTATTTTCGCATAATAGTGGCATTCCATAAAACGCTAATGCCATAAGTACATCTTCAAAAAATATTTCAGCTGTTTGAGGCCGTGCAATATATTCTAAAAAAAACATATTAGGTGGCGCATCTTCCATGCTAAATTTTGTTAAACCATGCAAAGAACCCTTTGATCCTCTTTTGTCAACTGTTCCTGATATATCATATGAGTCACAACCAAAAGCACCAATGTGCTCATTACCTGGGTATTTCACACCATTCTTTACTATTACACAGTTTTGTAATTTTTTAGGAGGCACCCAAGACACTTTAAATCTTCCATTAGTATTTGGCGCAAATATTACATTGCTATCTTGTTCCCCGCCTTCCCATTGGAAATTGCCTTGTGTAACCTGCATGCCATTTTGAACCTCTTCGTTATAATCTATCTGTTCGTAAATCTTAGTTAGATTGAATAAAGACTCTTTTGCTTCATCTCTAAAAGCGTGCTGCTCTGTTCTTGGAAATTGCCTGTAATATTCGTTTAAGCCGTCCTGGTCATTTTTAAGACCATCAACTTCATTTTGCCAATGCTCAATTACCCCTTGGTCAATAAGCTCTCCATATGGCCCTTCAACTGGTTCTTCTGGTGTATCGAAGACAGGGTTTCCATAAGTATCAATGAATCCTTCGTAGTTCCACTCCATAGGTATAAACAAAGAATATAGTCCCGAGCTAGTCTGTCCATTGCGGTTTCGTTTAGTAACGTTTGAATTCTCGTATAACTTTTTGAAATTTGCTCCACCTTTGTCTAATGCATTTGAAGTCGAGCCCATCATACACTTACCTACAATTCTAGACCCTAATCTAAGTGTTGTTTTTGTAACTCGCCAGTTATTTAAAATGTTGTCCGGCCTCTCCCATTTGCCCGATTCGTCGTGTACGAGGAGTTTGAGCTTTTCACCGTCATACGAGTTGTCCCCCGTGTTCTTCCAGTCGATTGTTGTATCGAGCCCTTCGAGCTCCTCCGGCTTTTCACCTTGATCAAGTTTTCTTCTGGTAAGCTTCGACGCTGGTACTCTGTAGGCGAGCTCTGTTTTTGGGCGGTCCATACCGTCTTGTATGGGTTTGAAAAAGAATGGGTAGTTGACGGATATCGGTACAACCTTATCGGTGAACATTTTTTTAGCGTCAGCCCCGGACTTGGACAATATACCGAACCGTGAGTCGGATGATATTGTAGCCATGTTAACAGTTTCTCCCGATGCCATGAATGAAAATCCAGATCGTCTGTTCTTAAGATAGCACATTCCGTAGCAACGCGGGTCAGCTTTGCACGCTTCCCAGAATATAAAGAAAAGCCTATTTGACTCTCTGAAATCGGCTGCGCCAACATCAATTTTACTCCACTGCAAGTACATGTAATGAGTGCCAGTAATATAAGTAGGATTGCCTTTGTTAACGAATGAAAACCCCTGGTCACGGCGTTTAAACTCTTCGTCAATATAGTCATAATATTTTTCTTTAAAGTATTCAGGCATTTGGTTCCACTCAAATACACTTTTTATTTTTTCAAGTTCTTTAGGGTAATCTATTTGATTCCACGTATTTTTTTTAAATTTATACGGATCAGATATTTTTGGTAAAGCTATCTTAAGATTTTGTATGCTATACACATCTCCAATCTCACCGGTCTTACTTATAACTACAACATCACTTTCTTTATCGTAGCCGTATTTCCATTGCTTATACCTATTTTTTTTATTAAGAACTTTCTTGCTTATATAATCGGGCAGAACTTCAAACAGCGTCTGTGCATAATTCATTTTGATCTACCTTCTGCAAAGCCTTTAAATGATTTAGCTTTAGCCGCTTGATTCTCACCTTCTAATAATGATCTTTCTTCGTCTATGCGTGTTAATATTTCAAACGCATCAAAGATTGCTAACTTTTTAGTGGCCGCGGCATTCTTAAGTCTGTCAGCTGAAAGGTCGTCTTCAGTGTCTGTTATAATCTGTTCTTCAGCAACTCGAATTAATTCATTAACCGCTTTTTGCCCAGCTCGGATTATATTCTTCTTCGTGTCCTTTACGTTCATACTTAATAGCTATATCATTTGATTTCATACAATAAAGACGCTCATCGTCTATAATAAAT